AGTATGCTCTAGGTCATGGAATCCTAAGACCTGAGTGTGCAGCTACAATCAAATTATCTGCTTCTTAATTCACATAAAGGGTACTCATTAAACTGGGTACTCTTTTTCTTACTATTTGGAGATTATTATGGCTTACGGAAAAATGATGAAGAAGAAAAAAAAGAAAATGAAAGGTAATAGAGATAAACTTAAAATAAAAAAGTATTAGGTTATGTTAAAAAAATTAAAAGATAAACAAATTCAACTTCTTAAAACAAAAAAAGAAGCTGGTATTGCAACAAAAAAAGATCTTGAAAAACTTGCAAAACTTTTAAAGAAACAAGGATCAAGAAAAGATTTAAAAATTAAATAGGATTTTACTATGACTGTAGCTGCAACCACTGAACTAGAAAGCGTCAACATTATGTTGGCTGCTATAGGAGAAGCTCCTATTAACAGTCTTACAGGTACACTTCCTGTTGATGCTCGTCTAGCACAATCAACTCTTACTGAAGTGAACAAAGATGTTCAATCAGAAGGTTGGTCTTTTAACACTGAAATAGATGTTACTCTTACAAGAGATTCTGTTAAAAAACAAATAGCATTACCAACTGATGTTTTAAGAGTTGATCCTAATATTCATCAACACACAACTATTGATGCAATACAACGTGGTCAAAGGCTTTATGACAGATTAAATAATAAGTTTGAATTTGATGAAGATCTTATTTGTACTGTGGTTTATTTAAGAACTTTTGATGAAATACCAGAACCTGCTAGAAGATATATAACAATAAGATCTGCTCGTATCTTTGTTGATAGATTAGTTAGTGATGATGGCTTAAGAACTTATACACAACAGGACGAAGTAAGAGCTAGAGCTATACTAATGGAAACAGACTTAGCTAATGGAGATCATAATGTCCTTAGAGGAGATCCTTCATTAACAAGTGTTTTTGATACTTATTCACCTGCAAACGCACTTATTAGATAAACATGGCACTTGTATCAAGATCAATACCAACTTTATTAAGAGGAGTTTCACAGGCTGCTGAATCTACAAAACAACCTGACCATGCCGACATACAAGACAATGCTGATAGTGACCCTGTGCTAGGTCTTGCAAAGCGTTCTGGATCACAGTTTGTATCTAATCTAATTAATGGAGAAACTTCTATAGGAAATGCTCATGTGATTACTATTAATAGAGATACAAATGAAAGATATGTTGCAGTGTTTACTAACAATAATATAAGAGTATTTGATTTAGATGGTACAGAAAAAACAGTAACAAAACCTGATGGTGTTAGTTATTTATCTTGTACAAATCCTCGCTCACAAATTAAAACAATAACTATTGCTGATTTTACTTTTGTTGTTAATACAACTGTAACTACAGCAATGGATTCAACTTTATCAGCAGGCGGTATAACCCAAGCAATAGTTTTTTTTAAACAAGTAACTGATGCTACTACTTATTCTGTAACAGTTGATGGTTTTACAGCTACAAAAAACACTGCTTCAGACAATCCATTAAGTACAAGTGTTGTTGCTTCAGCAATACAATCAAGTCTTCAAGGAGGATTAACAGGTTTTACAATTGAAAGAAATGGTCCTGTTCTTCATGTAAAAAAGGATGATAATTCAAACTTTTCTATAGATTCATCTGACACACAAGGTAATAGTCAAATTACAACAGTAAAAAATTCAGTACAACAATTTACTGATTTACCAACTGTTTCACCAAATGGAATGATTGTAGAAGTTAAAGGAGATGAATCTACTAATTTTGATAACTATTACGTTAGATTTTCTACTAACAATGGTGGAACTTTTGAAGAAGGGCAGTGGGAAGAATCAGTAGAAGCAGGTATAAAATTTAAATTTAATTATGACACTATGCCTCATGTTTTAGTAAGTCAGGCTGATGGTAATTTTAGATTTGCAAGAGTTGATGGTGACACATATACAGTAAGTGGTCAATCTTTTAATTTACCTATATGGGGTGAAAGGACTGTAGGTGATGAAGATTCTGCACCAAGTCCTTCTTTTATAGGTTTTAATATAAATAACGTTTTTTTCTTTAGAAATAGACTAGGTTTTTTATCTGCTGATAATGTTATTTTATCAAGAGTATCTGAATTTTTTGAATTTTTTCCTGAAACGGTTTTATCCGTTATAGATAGTGATCCTATTGATGTAGCAGCTTCTCATACAAAAGTTGCTATTTTAAAAAATGCTATCAGTATGGGTGAAAAGTTAATATTATTTTCTGATCAAACACAATTTAATTTAACTTCTTCCTCAGACAGTCTTACACCAACAACAGCTAACGTTATTGTTACAACTGAATTTGAATCAACTGATTCTGCACAACCTGTAGGTTCTGGTAGTTCTATTTATTATTTAACTGAAAAAGGTAATTTTGCTGGTGTTCGAGAATACATATCACAACAAGGTATAGAAGTAAAAGATGCTGCAAATATTACTATTCATGTACCAAGATTAATTCCTAAAGATATTTTTAAAATTGCAGTATCAACTAATGAAGATATTTTAGTTTTATTAGGTGCTACTAATCCTAATGTTTTATATGTAAATAGATGGTTGTATGGTGCAAGATCAGAAAAAATATTAAATTCATGGTTTACTTATACTTTTGATTCTGGAAGAGCTATAAAAAATATAGATTTTATTGGTACTGATTTATTTATGGTCACAGAAACAATTGTTCCTTCAAATTTTCAAACAGAACTTAATTTAGAAAAAATACCTTTTGCTTCAGATTACAAAGAACCTAATAGTACATTTCAATATCATTTAGATAGAAAATTTACAGAATCATCTCCTGGTGTATCTGTTACTTATAGTAGTAATGACCTTCTTACAACGATTACATGTCCTTATAAAATGGATAACGATAAAATGTCAATCATATCAAGAGATTTAGCACCAGGTGAAACCAGTACAATGAAAGATATATTTGGTAACGAAAGGACAGTAAAACCTGGTGAAGAATTAGGAATACGAGCTAATATAACAGGCATAAACACTATGCAAGTGCCAGGTGATATAAGAAACACTAAATTTATTATTGGTGAACCTTATGAAATGAAGTATAGATTTTCATCACAACGTTTAACAGAATCATCAGGTGGACAAAAGAGTGGTGAAATTATAAGTGGTCGTTTACAACTAAAACATTTTTATCTTAAATTTGAAAATACAGGATTTATAAAAGTAGAAGTCACACCTGATAATAATGAAACTTCAACTCATTTATTTACTTCAATACTTGGAACTGGTTCAACAACTTTAGGTTCTGTTGCTCTTGATTCAGGTACATTTAAAGTACCAATAATGAGCAGAGCAGATAGAGTTACTATTGATGTAAAGAATGATACTTTCTTACCAACAGTTTTATCAAGTGCTGAATATGAAGCTATGTTTCACATGAGGTCAAGACGTATCTAATGGCATATTTAAGAAAATCAAAACTTAGTGATCTTAATTATGTATGTAATAACTTAAGAGTTATTGATAAAATTGAAGCATATTATCAAACAGGAAAACAACCAGAAGAAGCACTACGACTATCTTACTTATATGCTCAAACTAATATGGCTATAGCTGATGATTATGATAATCCAATAGGTTTATGTGGTGTTATATCTGATGGTTGTATATGGATGGTAGCAACTGATGAATTATTTAATAATAAAAAAAATAGAATACAACTAATAAGAGAAGGTAGAAAATGGGTAGATAGCCTATTGAAAAGTTATAATCTGCTATACAATATGGTATATGCAGAAAATATATCTGCTATAAAGTGGTTAAAATCTCTTGGATTTACTTTTATTAATTACCACGCTGAATATGGAAAGGAAAGTAAACCATTCTACGAATTTCTGAGGATTGTTTAAATGTGTGTTGCAGCATTAGGCCCAGCAGTAGCCCCATTATTTACAGCATCTTTAGGTCTTAACTTGGTTTCTGGTCTTGCACAGAGGTCTGCAGCACGATCAGCAGCCGATCAACAATACCAATCAGCTTTGATAGCAAGCAGATCAGCAGAACAGGCTTTTGCTAGACAACAAGAAGCTTTAGGACAAAGGTTAATAGAACAACGAGCATCTTCAGCACAGGAAAGATTAGCTAAAACAATACAAGGATTACAAGCTAGAGGAAAAATAAGAGCTAGTGAAAGAGCAGGTTTAACAGTAAATTTATTATTACGTGATCAAGAAAGACAAACAGCAAATTTAAGAAATTCTATTAATCAATCACTTGAATCAGCAACAAGACAATACAGTAGAAATGTACAAGGGTTAGAAGCTCAAAGAGATGATAGACGAAATCAACTGCAGAGTAGTGTTAATCAAGCTTATAACCAAGTTCCTTCACTTGGTAGTACCTTACTAAATGTAGCTACTCAAGGCTTATCAACTTACGGTGAACTCGCAAACCTCTAATGACATCTAGTTTTCAAAGTACAGCTTTTCAATCTTCTGCAAGTCCTGTAGATACTTTTGTACGACCTCCCAGTGTTCAACCTAAAACTGGTATTGAGTCCTTAGCTGAAACACTTGCTGCTGTAAATCCTAATCTTCAGAAGTTTTTAGGTTCTAAAATTGAAGATGCAGTAGAAAAAGAAAAACAAAAAGGAGTAAAAATAGCGATAGATGAAGTTTTAGCTGAAGGTGATCTTACTTCTGCTGTTAATAAAATAAGAAAACAAGACGGAGACAAAGCAGCAAGACAACT